AAGTTCTTTATCGTTGATAGGCAGTTCCATTAGGAGAAAAATAGTTCCAGGTTTACAGTTTTTTCGACATTCCAACCAATAGCATCAAGGATTGCTTTTAGTGGTTCGACAAAGGACTTTTCAAATTGTAGGTCATAGTCGATGTACTTGTCAAGGTTGAGTTCCTTGGGAAACTCTTGAATAAAAGAGATGATGTTTTCATGAATGATATTTGGTTTCTTCAAATAGCAGAACTTAATCTTCTCTCCATTCTGAATTAGAGAATACTTATTGGTAAGTTTTTTCTCTTTGATATAGTGATTATAAAGAAGTGCTCCACGACAATGGATAGGAGTTCCCTTGATGTAAATATCAGACGATGATTTGTACTTCTGAACATCAGAAACAGAACGAGGAAAAGAAATCTGCTCGGGTGGCAGTTGCTTAAACTCTTTCCTGCTTTTGTCGATGAAGTCAATGACATCTTCTTCAGTGCCGCTCATCATCAACTTCAAAGCATCTTTAATCATCTTCCTACATGGTGCGGGAGTAGATGATTTGACTGCTTCAATGCCCATCATCTTCAGTTTAGGTTCTGCATACGCAACACCTTCACTGTCCCACACATTAAGAATATATCGCTTCTTCGCAGTCCAGATACCACGATCAGCAATATTCTCACGCTTCATTTGCATTTTTTGGTCATACGCCGAGACATACGTCGCCAAGTTCTGGTAGCACTTATCGATATACGGTTCCAGTTTATCACGGCAAACCATATCAAGTAGTTCCACAACTTTTGCTTTGTCGCTAGACCGATTAGCAAGAAATTTATCAACAAGAGGTCCAAGATTAAGATAAATTGAATCTGTGTCGGATGCAATTACGTAATCCTCGTCTGTTGTTTGCAACAGTCTATTTAGATATTCATTCATCTTCTGCTCAATCCAACGGATAGAGACTTGACCAGAAAGCGTAATCGCCTCCGCATTGGCCAGTTTATAGTACCTAAAATACTGATTACCGATAGCACCATAAGCAGAGTTGAGTGAGATCTTCTTCGCCATCTGGATATTATTGCAGCGGGCGATTTCTTTCTCCAATGCTTTAGTAGGTGTCTTTTCATATGCCTGCTTTGCCTGAAGCATCCTCTTCTTGAAGATTACTCTTTCATTATACATCTTGTCCATAAGTTCTGGCAGGAACCCACGAACGTCCTTGCGATACATTGCACCGTTGGCACACACCGCATTATCTTTGTACAATTCAAAGTTTATCTCCTCATTAAGGATTCGATCAACTGTAGCCGTTGGGTGTCTTTCGTCGAGTAATGTCTCTGGAGAGATGTTGTACTGCATAATAAGATGAGGGTACAAACTATTAAGGTCAAAAGACACCACCCAATCATACTTTCCTGGAATCGGTTCCTTGACATAAGCACCTGCGTACTTTTCGTTTTTATCGGACCTAATCTTAGGAGGGATAACAATATCCCGCTTCTTTAGATAATTATAGATTATGTTATCCCACATGCGAACCTGGTAGAACACATCTGCATAGTTGACCTTAGCATCATATGCCATAGTCAATGCAAGTTCAATCAGTTTCATCTTGTCTTCCAAACGGTCAACAAGTTCTACGTCAACGATGTTATATTCAATAAACTTCTGCCACCCTTTTGTATAGAAATCCTTAAAGGTGTCAAACTCAGAGTGATCTAGTTTCTTTTGACCTAACTCTACCTCAGCTATATAGTCGAGTCGATAAGATTCTTGTGCTTTATAAGTAAACTTTTTGTAGAGATCCAAGTAATCAAGTTGAGTAAGTCCTCCAACATCAAAGGTGACATGCTTACGACCCTGTATATAAATTTCACCTTCAGTCACAAGTCCCCAGTTAGAAAAACGTTTCATCAACTTCTCTCCAAGCACCCTGTTGAGACGCTTACAGATGTATGGAATGTCGAAGAGTTGAATGTTCCAACCAGTCACCACATCAGGAACATCCTGCATCCAGTGATTAATAAAGTGACTTAACAACTCCTGCTCCGAAGAGCAGTGATAATAGGTTACGTTCTTTTGCTTATTGATAAATGGTTTTACACCCCAAGTAGTAATTTGCTTGGTAGTATAATCTTGAATTGTGATAGCAAGAATTTCTTCAGATGCAGATTCTACATTTGGGAATCCGTATTCGGCAGTCGTTTCGATATCAAGAGTAACAAGTTTAATTTGACTGATGTCAAATTTAATCTCATCCTCAGGATACTTTTCGGAAATATATTGATAGATGTATCGATCATTGCCATAGATAGCAAATCCATCCACATCATCATACTTTTTGTAAAACTCCCGACAATCACGAACACTACCTGGTTGAATAGGCTCTACAGGTTCACCAGTAAGTGTTTTATATTTTGTGTCTCTCTTACTCTTTACAAATAATGTTGGATAAAATTCATCACGATATTCATATCTCTGTCCATTGTCAACGCCACGAACCAGAACTTGATTTCCAATCAATTGAACATTAGTGTAAAACTTCATTCATCCTCATCATCATTAAAAAAAGAACCGAACTGACCTCTACTGCCAGGTTCTCTATTATCCAGTATGTCCATGATTTCGTCAAACTTTTTAGTTTGCTCCATACTCATAAGAATCTCAGATAGTTGTTTTACAACCAGTGGTTTCTCATTCACTGCAGCGGACTTAATTGCAGCACGAATGTGTGATTCTGCATCACACAAATGGTCAAGAGTTTGTTTGGATAATGTCATTAAACAAGACCTTTGTAACTATCTAAAATTTGCATTGTGGGGTTTGACAAAGAAAGAATCTTATCAGAACTCATCATAAAAGTATCTTCAGATGATAGACCATCCAACCATCGGTTCAAGAATAGTTTACCATCTTCCTGAAGGATTACTTCATAAGGTTTGGTCAGTTTACAATCTGGTTGACCAATATCAGCACCAACCTCTTCAATCTGTGAGATTAACACCTTGTTGTTCATCAGGACCAGTAGCTTGATCAGTTTCGCTTCGCTTTGTTCTGTCTTTGTCATAATTCATCACATCCGTAATGTACATTTCTTTTAGTTTGATCACTGGTTCAACCATAGTAACAACCCAATCGGCAACGACAGGAATTGTTTCTTCTACGGCAAGAGGCAACCAAGGGAAGAGTGATACTTCATATCCTGCTTTTTTATTGTTACCTTGACTTTGTTCGGTAAGCATCTCAGGATAACGCATCTTCACAATGCAAGGTTTATTTAGATAGTAACCAACCACTCTACGTTCTTCGCCTTCACCAACTGACATTTCAGTTGTTTCAGCAATGATGTCTTCTCCCGACTTTAAGAGCATCAATTTAATAGTCATGATTCTACTTTTACTTCTTGTTTAACTTTTTGCTTTTCTACTTTGACTTCTGTAGGAAGTTCTGGAACAGGTTTGTACTTACGATAACGTACTGTTTCAAAAGTCTCAAAGACCTCTTCAGGATTACCGTAACAGATTTTCTTTCTGATCTCCACAATCTCATCATACGGATCTGATTTAATATCATCCCATTGACGATGTGCATTTTCAGTGATCTTACGACTGATTACTTCATAGTCAACACCATCACCCGAGGTAGGTAAGACGACATCAACATACTCTTTCTTCTTTGGTGCCATAAGACGTTTTAACTTCAAGAGTATTCTACCAAGAAAAAAGAGGGGCGTCAACTGGATTGTGCCAGTTGCCCCTCTGCGGCGACGATATTTAACAAGGTAGCCGCTACTATTTAGAACCAGTCTTTACGCTGGTGGTGAGTGGGAACAATCCTACCTAGAGTGACACTTAGAAGTCCATCCTCAAACTCAACAGACCTTACCTCAGTGTCGTCAGATAGCGTCCACGCCCTCGTGAAAGACCTCTGAGCAAGACCTTTGTGTAGATACTCCGTATCACTCTCTTTATCCTCCTTCTGCCCCTCTACAAAGAGTTTACCATCCTGTGTGTAAACATTCACTTCTTTCTTTGCAAATCCTGCCAATGCTAGTTCTAGTCTATTTTCAACATTACTAACCTTGACCAAATTATACGGTGGATAGTTTGAGGTAGTCTCATGCAAATCAAATACTCTATTCAAATAGTCATTCATACCAATACTATTTTTTGTGATCTTATCTAAAAGATCAGGAAGATCCGATGCAGTGTAACGTGCAATGTTAGTCATTTGTACTTCTCCTTATTAAAGCGAGATTAGATTGTGTGGTCCCCGAAGGCAACCTTTGGCGTCAAAGGGGGAGTTAAACCCCCTCTCCTCTGACATTACTAATTATACACGATACGAAAAAAGATGGTGTAGTAACAACCACACCATCTTATAGGGGTTTCCGACTTTTGAAGCGACCGCACGAAAGATCGCAATTTTATTTAGTCCTCATGTTTCTCAAAAGAATCTTCCAATTTTTTAGATGGTGGTCCAAAAGAAAGGTAAATGCCGTATGAGGTCATTATTACCAGTGCAAGACTAATGATTACGATTACGTTCATTCAGTTGCTTGAGGTTTTACTTTTTTACCAATATTATATTTTTGTTCTAAGATCCATTCACCTTTGTCTTTATATGCCAGAACTTTAATTTGATTTAAAGGAGCAATATCACTTACAGCATCTTCATTAAGAACAGTGACTAGTCC